TATGAATTAAGAGTCACTAAATACTTAGCAGATCAGCATCCTACATTAATGCAGAGTGTAGTTGCAGGAGTAGATAGCGTGGGGAATGTTATTGAAAATGAAGAGATATCAAGAGCTTTTGATCTTAAGGAAAGAATTAAAAGAAATAGAATGAAAGTACTTGAATCGCTGATGGCTACAAGAAAAGAAAGAGTTAAGATTACAGCAGAGAGGAATAAGGGGCAGTCTACATCAGCTAAGCTAACAGAGATAAGAGAAAAGCTAGAAGAATATATGGGAGATATCTCAAAGCAAAAAATATCTAAAGCGGAGATTATTGAAGAATGAGAAGATTGAATGTAAAAATGAAACATTGTAAAGCTCTAAGCAGAAAGATAAAGAAAAGAGCAAGAAAGAGAGCAGTAAAAGAATTAAAAAAGAATGGGTTTAGTAGGAATAAGAAGTCTAAGAAGTTTTATTCTGGTTCATTTTATTCTAATAAGAACAATACAGAATACACCTTTAGGTCTTCTTATGAGCTTGCATATTACCATATCCTAGAAGACGATAACAATGTAAGTTCATATATTGTTGAGCCATTCAAGATTCCATATATAAACCCAGAAGATAATAGAAAACATAACTACATACCAGACCTAGTAGTTTTATATCGTGATGGCTCTATTAAGATAATAGAGATAAAACCAAAAGCTCTATTATCTAATAAAGTTGTAAAAAGTAAAGCTTCAGCAGCTAGAATATTTATAAAAAAGAGCAATATGAGGGCTCGCTATCAATTTATAACAGAAGAAGATATATTCAGAACCCCAGATGACTACAGGAAACTAAAAAAGATACTTGCTAAACACGGTAATTAATAATGGATTTAAATAAATTTTTTTCTATAGACATAGAGACATCTGGACTTAGTGAGAAGAAGGACTTCATATGGTCTATGGGAATTTCATCGAAAGAAAAGGATAGGGAATTTTTTATTACCCCACCTTCAGAAAAGAAAGCTAAGAAGATGTATGAGAAAAATATCTTTAATAAAAAAGGATATTTTGATGAGTATAAAAGTTCCCTATCTAAAGAAGAATCATTTCTAGCAGGGGATGCAGTTGAGCAATTATTTAAAGATATAGATAAAGAGTCTGTAGTCTTGATTCAAAATCATCATTTTGAAAATAAGTTCCTAGGAGAAGTCTTTAGAGGGTCGGGATATCAGGATATAAAAGGAAAATTTCAAAGCATAGGGGATCCAACTGACGGAAGAATCTTAAATACTCCATTGGAAGTGACAAAATTAAGACATCAGGCCATGAGAAAGCAGGCTTTATTTCACCAAGAAAGAAACCCAGCAACTAGAAAGAAAAAAGTAGAAGAAATAGATGCTATATATAAAAAGATAGATGCAGAATATAGAAAGGCTATAGGGAAGAAGGATGGCGCAGTAGTAGTAGATCTTATGGATGTTTCTAAATCAATGTATTCATCTGCAGCTAAAAATAATCTAATATCTAATAGCCACTTAGGAATAGGAAGTAGTGTAGACTTCTTGAAGAAGGCACTATTTCCAGGAACCGGAAGTGAAGCTCACACTTCACTTCTTGATGCAAAAGATCAGATTTCAATATATAATAAACTTAAAGAGATAACTTTAAGGGTTGGAAAAGGAAAAACATCTAAAGAGGACGTAAAGACATTTACCCGTATTAGAGCGGCTATGCCATATGAGTCTTCTAGGCAATTTATCTCTGGGCTAAGAAATACGTTAGAAGAGATAAAAAATAATGGAGAAACAAAGCTAAAGAATCCGATATTCATTGGAAGAGATGAGGGTATATCTTATACTTCCAGCAAAAAGGAAGCAAGAGCTCATGTTGTAGAAAGATATATAAATAGAGATACTGGAGGGATAAATGTTAAAAAATTCTCAGATTCTCTAAATAGCAAAACGATGGATGAACAACTAGACTTCTTAAGAAGGCAAGAATCTATTTTTAAAGATAAGGTTGATGATAGATTAAAAAATGGAGCATCAGTACAGCAGTCTGTAAAAGATCTTATCCCTGGTGGGAAAAGTAAATATATAGCAGCAGCAGCTCTTATGATTGGAGGTTTATACTTAATGACTAGGGGTGGAGAAAAAGAGAAGTCTTATGAGCAAATCAAAAAAGAAAAAAAATACGAAAGAAGCAATGATAAAACATTCTCTATGTATTCAAATCCTGGAACATATCATGGAACAGGATTTTATATGTGGGACAATGCAGTTAGACATCATGAATATTAATGAGAGAAAAGCATAATGCAAGATAACAATTCAAAAGGTGACTGGAGGAATAGTTCAATTTTCCACGAAGCTCCATCGCATACATTTGCAAAAAAACACTTAGCTAACAATCCATTTATCGGTGATATGGCAAAACTCTTTAGGATTAATGAGCTAAAAGATGGAATAAAGAACAAGATTGGCCCTCTAGATGGTCTTGGAAGTGGAGCATTTATTGACTCATCAATGGATAGTTATGAATCAATGAAGACTGCAATGGGGGTTGCGAATAGCGCAGCAGGAAAAAGAAATACGGGTGCAACCGTAGCTACGAGTAAAGTCTCTGATTATGCAAAAAAAACTTCGAGCCTACTTAGTGCCCGAAGCAGATTTTATGATGAAGAATGGATGGAGAGAGCAAAGAGGATAGATAAAAGATATCCTGCTCAATCTGCAACTAAAGGGCTCTTCGGGAAAAAGGCATATGTGACAGATAATACCCCTTCTAGTAATTCACACCTATATAGTAATATTCTATCTAAAAATGCGAATAGAGTTAGAGAAACTACAATAAGTGCGATGGGTTTTTCAGGGAGAACAAGAGGAAAAGGTAGCTCTCCATTAACAGCAGGAACATTTTTTAAGAAATCCGCAATGGCATCAACCATTGGTAGTGGGATAAAAAGAGAGACATTTATGAACTCTCTTGGGTTATTAACTAGACATCAGAAAAAAGTAGCAAAAGCTGGAGGACTAGCAGGATTGCAGAGCTGGATGATTCCTGCTGGAACATTCCTAAGTGGAGCAATGACACTATCTGAGGGTGGTGGAATCATGGAATACGGAACTGATTTTGTATTACCAGGAATGGGCATCTTGGGAGGGTGGAGTGTGGGAAAAAATGCTGGATTTGGAATAGGAGTAATGACAGGTGCAGGAAGGAAAACCTTACTTGGAATGGGAGGAGCTCTAGGTGGAATTGGGGCTGCAGTTGGACTAGCTGCGACAGTAGCAATAGGGGAAGGAATAAAGAGCTTAGGTGATTCAAATAGTGAGATAAACCAACTAGGAGAACACATGAAATATTCACCATTTAATACTGACGTAAATGAGACTCAAAATACATTAACCCACAGAAGAAGAATACTTAGTAAGATAGCAAAAAGTGGAATGAATGACAGGGGAGCGTTACTAGGAAATGAAAGTATGATAATAGCAGGAATTTTATAGCTGAAGCGAAGCTACAATCATATCAGGGATTGTCTATTGATATACTTTCTATCTATAAGCATCATTATCTATAATAAAAAAGAACTAACGGACAAATAATGACAACAACAGAAACTAGCAATATACCAAGTAGTACTCCACTATCTAAGATTTATTGGAAGGACTATTTAGAAGCAAAAAACTATGATCATGACATAGACAATATGTGCTCGTCCTGTAGAAAGGATCAGATAACTAAATATGGAGAGGTACAAATACAATGCAAAGGATTAGCAAGTGCAGATCTTTTAATAGATGATAGCTTAAAACATGTCTTTTCTGAGGAGGATATGGAAATTGCTGAGCAATTAATAAATCCATATGCATGGGCCGAGGCAAACGTAAACAAAAAGAAGTTTGTATCGAGATGGTATCAAGAAAAATTCGTCAGATGTACGGCAAGAAGGTTATCATTAAGATGTGGACGAAGAAGTGGAAAAACATTTTCAATAGCATTAAAAATGCTACATAGAGCCTTAACTACAGAATGTAAGATATTAGTAGTTACACCATACGAAGTTCAGGCAGAAGAACTAATGAATACCATACTAGAACTAATATGGGCATTAGACCCAGAATATGGAGATTATGATTCACTAGTAGATAAATTTATTAAGTCGCCAACATACCTTATGAGATTTAAAAATAAATCAAGAATAAGAGCATTTACGACTGGTTCATCTGGTGCAGGCTCTGTTCGTGGTCAAGCAGCTGACGTGATAGTATTAGATGAGTGTGTTTCTGGTGACTCACAAATAGCTACAGAAAATGGATTGAAGAAAATATCTGAAGTTAAGATTGGAGATTTAGTATTTTCTGGGAATGAGAATGGAGGAACATATGATAAGGTTTTAAATTGTAAAAACACCGGAATAAAAGATACTAGAAGATATGAATCTATCTCTGGTAGATTCCTTATATCCACAAGAAATCACCCAGTAAAGACGCTAAAAGGAATAAGAGAGGTAGATAAGGCTACAGAATGGGCGATTAGTAATGAGAGAAAGCATTGTGGTAGTGATAATATTAGGCTATCTAGACTAATTGGTTTTCACCTAGGGGATGGGTGGATGACCGTAGATAAGCGAGGGAATGGGTATTGTGGATTTTCTGGAGGCAAAACAGCGTTAAAGAGGTGTATTGTAGACATAGATAAAATATACAAGAATAATTATAAAAAAACCATCTCAACAAGGATTACGAATTCAGAGAAAAGAGGAATATCTGGTGAAACAAATTCTTTTTCAGTTGGAAAAATTATTTTTGATGATTTTATTAAGATGGGAATTCCAATAGGGAGGAAGGTAGATCAAGAATTAACTATTCCTAGTTTTATACTTGATGGAGATTTATCTATAAAAAAAGCATTTCTATCTGGACTGTTCGATGCAGAAGGAGATATTCCAAGTCTTCAGACAAACAGAAGAACTCAACGGGCAATAACATTATCAATGCATAAAAAAGAATCATTAATCGAGACGCATAAGCAGTTTTTTGATTCACTAGTTGAGCTATTACTTGATGTGGGTATTACCTCTAGCTGGAAATTAATTAAGAAAAGAGATGCAGATCTAACAAGAAGAATAACGTTAACAGTTAATAATGAAATAGATAATCATTTATTATTCTTAAATGAAGTTGGATTCTCATACGAGGAAGATAAAGAATTGGCATCCTATTTGAATATAGGATACTTAAATTATAAGAAGCAAAAAACCAGAAGATATGAGGATGGAATAGCTAATGTAATTAATAGAATTGAGAACTCCAGTTTCTCAATCTCTACAGCCTCAAGATTAGAATCTGTGAGTAGCAAATCTGTCTTAATGGCGATGTCTGGAAAAAGAAAAAGAACGACCATAAGAGATATCGACACATTCGAAGAATGGAAAAAATTTAACGTAATAGACGACACTTATTATGAGAGGATAACAAAAAGAGAAGATAATGGGCGCATTGAGGTTTATAATCTTACTGTCGATAATAAACATATGTATTCTGCTAATGGAATATTAACTCATAATTGTGACTATATGTCTAATGAAGACTTTAATTCAGTATTAGCCATCTTAGCAGACAATAAGGGTGTAGAACTATGGACTGCTTCAACCCCAAATGGTAAAGCTCAACTTTATAAATTGGAAAATTCTACTGGGTATAAGTCCTTTCATTTTCCTTCATATGTACTGCCTCATTATGATGACAATCTAGATAGAGATTTTAAAGAGCAATTTACTGATATTGGATATGTTCAAGAGATAATGGCTGAGTATGGAGAAACTGAAGCTAATGTATTTCAGGATTATTTTATTCAAAAAAATAAAATTTCTAACATAGACAGAGAGGACGTCTTAAGGAATAGAGACAGATATATGGTTATATTAGGATGTGACTGGAATGACGATAAAAACGGAACTAGACTATTAGCTGTAGCTTTTGATAAAATAAATAAAAGTTTCTTCGTATCAGAAAGAAGAAAGGTATCAAAGGAAGGATGGACGCAAGTTGCTGCTGTACAGGAAATTATTGAATTCAACAGAAAGTATAGATTTGATCATATGTACTTAGATGAAGGATATGGGGTTTCTTCTATTCAGTTCATAAAGCAGTACTCAATAGACAAAAGAGGAACTCTTCCTGTCGGACATCCAGACTTAAACTTATCAGAAGTGGTTGGGATAAACTTCTCTTCTAAGGTGGAAGTTATCCCAGCAGAAGGAGGGGAGCCAATAAAGAAAGATATGAAAACATATTTAGTAGAAAATTCTGTGAGACTATTAGAAAGAGATGTCCTAAAATTTGATATGGAATACGATTCCGAATTACTAGAACAAATGAATTCATATGTAATCTTAAGGAGAGCACCTTCTGGGAAGCCTATCTATGGATGTGACAATGAGAAGGTTGGAGATCATGATTTGGATGCATACATGCTAGCTTTATTAGGATGGAGTATGGAGAATTCATCATTTCTTAATCATTCAATTTCTAACACTCTAGTAAAATTAGTCTCAAAAGAGGAGATGAGAGAAGAAGGGAAAGAGGTTCATCATATTGGATTAGGACTATTTGCTGAATCTGGAGAAAGAAAAGCGCCTAAAAGTCTGTTCAATAATAAAATAAACCGTTATAATAGAGCTAATTTTGATAAAGAAAGAGCACAGCCATTTTCTAGTTCTAGGGGAGGCAATAGCTTTTTAGTAAAACTAAGTAAAAATAAAAGTAGGAGAGCTGAATTTTAATGACTATAATTGTGCAATCACCAGAAGATTCAACAATAGATAATGATACCGTTGAGTATGCGGTAGGACTATGCTATTTTAATCCAGAGACAGAAGACTTGATTGAGATATCAGAACTTCCAGATATGTGGTTTTCAATAGAGCCTGGAGGGTCTTCTATTAGAAAACTATATATAGTTTCCTCCCCTTCAGAGATCGTTAACTGGGCAGAGCTTACTACGATAGTAGAAGATCAAAGAAGTACTTATTCTGTAAAGATAATCATAAATGAAGACCAGCCAATAAGATCTGATTTTGAAATACTGCCAACCTTTAATACAGCTAGGGCAGATTCTATTCAGCAAGGGAGTTTTATTTCAGCATGGATTTTAATAGAGAGCATTTCTAAGACCAATGAGGTAATGAATGCTCAATTGAGGTTATCATATGAGTAATCTAGAGTTAAGAAAGGCCGAATCAAAAGAAGCCATATCTTCCCTTAGGAGTATTAAAAGTTCTCTAATTGGAGACTTGCAAGATATTAAGGTGAAATATAATGAAGATGACAATCCTCAGATCTCAAGATCTATTGAGCAGGTTTTTGGAAAAATGACAGAAGATGATCCTCGAAAGGGGTATATAACGTTTGATATGTATATGGAGTCTTTAAAGATTATAAAGGCTGCTGGAAAAGCTAAAGCTAGCTCCATATTAGAGAAGGGATTCTCTTAATGTCATTGCCAATAAACTTTGTAGACTATTCTTCTTCATTCATGATGGCGAGGATAGAGGCTGAAATATATATGAGAATATATCAATATGCAGCAGAAGACTTTAGGTCTACTGCTGATTGTAATTATGCCCATGATAGAATCATAACATGGCAAAGCCAATCAGAGTCCGCAACGATAGCATATGCTACTGAAGTATCTACTCATACCCATATATGTCCAGAAGGTGGAACTTCTCCACCTTTGCCATTTTCTTCATATATGGCGATAGCACCGGCATTACCTCCGTTAAACCTGACGGGGAGAGTAGACAATATAGCTGGAAATGTCGCAGTACCAATACCAACATTATCCTACATAGATCTATCCTTTAGGGGATTAAATGTCGCAGTACCCTCCTTTAGGAGAGGCCTGCAAATACCAATAGCATATGGACCAATATCACTATCTTTAAAATTAGAGTAATATGACAGATAATAAAGTACCTGAGACAGAAGAGCCAAGACTTGGACTTAATGAAGCAATGTATCATGCACAAGTGGTAGTTGATAGCTTTGCAAAAGGACTACAAGAAAGACAGTGTATGTCTAGAATCCCTATAGCTATCTATACAGAAGCAGAGATGTATGAAGATAGACTAATAGATACTTTATCATATCTAGGAGAGGATGAAACATCAGATCCATTCCTTACTCCGACTCAAAGATATACATACACAGCACCAAACTCTACTAATCTTGATGCTTCAGAAGTTCAGGATTCGACACCTAGAAATAGCTCATTAGAGCCACAATCTCAATACAGGAGATGGAGTGATGATTGTTATGATTGTGATAGTGAAGTTCCAGAGTTAGACTTAGATCAAATATTTGGTTCTATCTTGTATCGAATAGATGAATTCATCAGCCAGGTTAGAAATCTTTTAAATTTGTATTTACCAAATTTCTGTCAATTTTCTTATCTACTATCATATTCATGTATACCAGACTTAGTAGCAATATTGGCAATAATACTTGCAGCAATATTAAAATTAATAAGCTCAATATTCTTAGGGACATTTTCAATACTTTCCTTTATACTTGGGATCGTACAAATGATTATAGGTCAGTTGTTAAGATATGTTCTAGCAATGGTGAGATATGCACTTAAGCCAATAACTTGTCTACTAGATACTCTAGCAGAGATAGCTAATAATATTCCAACTCAGGAATCTTTGGAAAGAAGACTTTCAGAAGATGAGTATGAATTATTATATGGAGAAAAATCAAGTGGGGAAGCCAGAGATCTTCCTTCTGCTGTTTCTGACATGAAGAGAGTAATGAATGGAGTCTCTTCAGACATAGAAGATTCAATAAAGGAAGTATTCACTTCGATAAGCAGTACAGTTGAAGGAGCTGCAGAATCAGTAGATGATAGCATTGAAGATTTATTTGGACTAGTTTCATACTTAGAGTGTGAACCTGGAAGAAGTGGAGTCTCTGTGTTTGGAAAGATAAAAGAGATAGTAAACCTTGTTCAGGTTTCAAATATTATTATGGCAATAATAGATAAGAAGGCTTCAGGAATAGCTAGAGATGAGTTATGTAGGGAAAAAGATGAAGAATATTCTTTTAATAATACAGAGATAGATCCAGACATAAGTTCTACATCTGAAACAGTAGATTCACCAGAAGAGCTAGGATTTACACCCTTAGAGATTGCTGAAGTTATACAGACAGCAATCGGAGTAGATACATCTTTAGTAGTTGAAGAGGGAACAGATTTAGCTGTTGG